ATGGTGGTCTCCAAGCGGGCCGAAGCCCCGGTGAAGGAAACCGAGACGATCTCGGCTTCCGTGAATCTTTCCTTGTCTTCGAGATTGGCCGACATACCGGCCCTGGGGTCTGCGCCGATGGGCACAAGGGAAACTTCCATCGGCTCCCAATCTGTGGCGAGATAGGCGCGCTCAAGGACGTTGCCTTCCTTGTCCTTCTTGCTCACGTCCTGAAGCTTGTGGATATGCGCGCCTACGCTGGCGTTGCGGATGATGCCCGCCTTCACGTCCTCCCAGAACGGGGTGACTTCGGCGCGGGGACTCATGCGGGCAATGGCGTTGCCGTCGGTGTCGGCGGATTCGATAACGCCGATGACGTTCCAAAGGTCGTAGCTCGAATGCGAGTTGAGGAGCGGAGCCTTGCCGGAGGTCAAGCGGCCCATGCGGATATGCTTAGGCTCCATCGACAGCGTGAGTTTGTAGGAGCCCTCATCCCATGAGTATCGCGGGACGGTCGCGCCCGTGTACCACTTGAGTTTGAAGCGCCGATCCTCTTCGGACTCGGCCGCAAGGATCTCAGCCCCAAGCATCTGCATTGGAACTTTAATTTTCCCCATCGATCTCTCCTTTCGCCTCTCGAACTCCTGCGGCGTTATCAACCGTCACCCGTTGCCCCGCTGCCGTGCGCTTGCGGGGATCGCAGTCGAAAACGGCCCCGGTTGCATCAATCTTCTTGTTCCACTCGGCGATCTGCCCTAGTTGCTCGTCGGGGTCATAGCCTTCCTCGCCGACAGCCTGGGGCCAGGTCTTGAGGCCACTGCGGATCTTGGCTACAAATGCGCGCGCGTCCTTTTCGGGATCAACGCTGGCGAATCCCGGCATTGACCATTCGACGCCGTAGTTGATTTCCGGGCCAAATCCAGAGGCGACGGCGTAATTGACAAACCACTTATAGACGGGATTTAGGAACATCGGCACGAGGCAGAGCCACCGGAACTGATCCATCTTCGTGCGGAATGACAGGTGGCCGGCGCGATAGGATGAATAATTCACGTTGGACAGGTCGCCCGTAAGCTGCTCGTAGGTGACGCCGATACCGGATGCAATGCGGCACTGGAGATCCCGCATAAACTCGCGGTATCCGTCGCCCTGTCCTGCTGGCGCACCGAACTTGATGTCCTCGCCGGGGCGCAAGTACCGGATCATTCCCGGTTCCATGCTCTCCTCAAGTTGGCCGTCGCTATTGGTTGCGGTACTTCCGACCGGGTTGATGTCCGGGCCTTCGTTCTGCACGACAATTGCCGAGAAACACGCCTCGATCTTCTTCTTGACGATGGCGGCCTCGAAGTATTCGTCTTGATCCCGAAGCGACATCATCACCGGGGCCAACCACGGCACGCCGCGCACCTGTGTTCTGCGCTTGCGGTAGACATGGAGGACGCCCTCGGCGGGGACGCGGTAGCTCTGCGAGGTGAATCTCCCGAACGAGTCGTTGTCGCCGGGGTGGTCGCCAAAGAGCCAGTAGGCTACGCGCCGCCCGATGGGGTCGAACTCCACGCCCTGAATGACGCGGTTCGCTCCGTTCTTGCCGGTCTTGTTGTGGTCGAGGTAGTCAGGCTCCAAGACCTGAATCTGCATCGGAATCCGCAGGCCGTCATCGCTCTTGCGGGGGCGCATACGGATGAGGCACTCGCCAGACTCAATGACGGTACGGGCCACCAGGTCCTGTAGGCCGTAGAAGTCCTGTTGCCCGTAGGCGTCACACTCATTAATCCAGAGCTTCCACGCCTCGGCCAACCTTGGATTCTTCGGCTGCGCGGTGATGCCGGTTCCAACGCACTGAGCCGCAAGCTCATCGACGGCAGCGGAGGCGTATGCGTTGTTGCGGACAAGATCCCGGCTCCGGTCGCGCAGGGTGACGAGATCGGGGCCGATCTCTGCATCGGCACTCGTCCCCGCCGTAGTCCATCCGCCGGTGCGCCTGTCGCGCCTTGCGCCCTCATACGAGAACAGCACGTTAGCGGCGATGCGGTTACGGATGCGCTTCGCGCCCCACGCGGGGGATGTCCACGCGATAGCTTTATCTAACCAATTTGCTTTCACGTTATCCCTTGTAGGTGACGGCGTAGGTGGTGCGCGTGGTTGTCGTGGTCTCCCCGGCTACCTCTTCGCGCATGGTACGGAGGAGTGTCATCATGTCTGTGAGCGTGTGGTACTGGATCTCGCGCCCATCGGGGAAGCGGACGCGCAGGGCTCCGCCCTTTATCGCCGCCTCAAGGGCTTCGATATCGGATGCCGTCCAAGATGTCGCCATTAAACCCTCTTGCGGAAATAGAACACAGCCCTATCGAGCGGGGCCGGTATGACGGATACAAGCTCCCATCCCTCGTCGCCGAATCGGTTGATGTCGGCGGCATTGGAGAGCATGACGTTCAGGTACTTGTAGCGCACGGGATCTGGCGCGGGCCCCTCAATGGCGGCCACAAATCCCTCGTCGATGTTCTTTGGCTTGCGCCCCCTCATCTTCTCAGCCATCCTCGTTCTCTGCCTCCCAACCATTTCGATTCATGCCGCACGGGACGCGGGGCCGGTGTCGGCTCCGCATCCTTCGGCTTGGGCTTGAGCGCCTCTATCTGCGCCTCATAAGCCTTGAAGTGCTTATCCTGCATCCGATCAAGCCCAAGATCCCATGCGGCGGCGCGGGCATACACCCTGCAATCGAGCGCCTCATTGCGCGCCCGCATCTGCTGCCACTCGGTCTTGGTGCGGCCCGTCTTCCGGTTCCGGTGCGATACGAGTTGCTCAGCGCAAAGCTGCTTGTAATGCTCATCGCCGTAGTTGCCGCCGCTCGGGAAGTGGCAATAGCCGGGAGGATAGCCGTAACCCTGCGCTATCTCATCCTCGGTAGGCGCGCGCTTCTTCAGGTCGGCGTAAAATTCCGCCTTGAAGAACGCCACGTTAATCATGCGGATCTTCAGGCCCGCCTTGATCTTCTTCCCACCAGCCGTAACATCTACCGGCGAGGGCTGGCCGACAGGGAGTAAGCCCTTATCTGATCCCTTGATCGCCACGACCTGGCCGACCGGCTGAGTCCGCACCCACTCGTAGACATCGTTCGTCGTCGTGCCGTCGCCGCTGTCGATGAACATCCGCGAGATCGGAAGTTCCGCACCGCTCTCATGCGTGAACGTAGACGCCCGGTACGCTTCTAGTGCGGCCCTTACTTCTGGATCGCTGATACGTCCCGGTATGATTTGGTAGTCAACCGACCACGATTCCCGGTTACGGCCATAGGCGACCGTCTCAAGTTCCACCCGGTCGCGCTGAACATCGACGCCGACCGTCAGTAGCAATCCGCCGGCTGGCACCGTGCCGGGGTCGTATGGCTCACGACGAGCCGATAGGGTTTCCCACTCCGGGGCCTCGCCCTTTTCAACCCAGTTCTCGGCGAGTGACGTATTGACGAACGTCTGTAGCTCTGACGGGTTGTCTTTCTTCGTCAGAAAGTCGTGGACGATTTCGGCCAAGGTTTTCCACGGGCTATATAGTTCCGAAATCCAGAAACCGGCCACGCCATTGAACGCGCCGCCGCGCCACTCGCCACGCCCTACTGCCGCCTTGCGTCCCGCCTCTGTCCACGGCGCATCACAGGCAACGCAGTGATACCGCGCTGACGCCGCCCGCTCTTCGACCGTGCCGAACTCGCAGAAGCGAACCTGTTTGTAAAACGCCCCCATGAGCGATTGCATATGCCCGCACTTGGGGCAGGGGACGTAATACTCGCGCTTGTCGCTCTGGCTATAGGCGCGGTCGATCTCGCTGCCCTCGTATGTCGGGGAGCAAGTCAGGATCTCTTTCGCTCGATGGCGGAATGTCGCCAGCCGCTTACGGGCCAGCGATATCGGGTTGCCCTCTTGCGTTGAGACGTACTTGTCGACCTCATCGCAGAACAGGAACCGTATCGCCCGACGTGCCAGGTTCGGAGCGGATCCAGCCGACGTGATAGCCAGCATCCCGCCGCGAAACATCTTCTGGTCAATCGTGTTGTCGGCGATGCGAGACTTGCTCTCCGCAAATATCTCACGGAGGACCGGGGTGTCCCGAATCATCGGGGCGATGCGCTCTTTCGAGAACGCCTTCGCGTCTGCATCGCGCGGCTGCAGGACCAGAATCGGGCCGGGGTCCATGTGCGCGAAATAGCCGATGCCGTTAAGGATCGCCTCGGTCTTTATGACCTGAGTGCAAGCCTTGACTACGACCCGCCTAACTCTCGGATCGGAAATGGCATCGAGTACGGCGCGCTGGAACGGATGCGTTTTCCACTGGCCCGGCTCAGAGCTACTCTCGGCTGATAGTTGCCTGTACTGGTCGGCCCACTGAGAGCACGTCAAATCCGGAGGCGGTGCGAATACCCGCATTGCCTCCGCTGCTACGCTGTATGCCGTCATTCATCAAACTTCGTCTCGCTCAATGCCTTGAGAGCCGCCTTGATTTCCGCGTCGATAACCGCCTGACATTCAGCGGGATCGGTCAGTGCCGATACGCGATGGCTCAACTTCGCCGGGAGCAGGAGGAGATGGGAGCGCGTGGTGGAGATGATGGCTTCCATTGCTCCGCGCACCTCGTCGGCTCTGAGCAGATTCTTTTTACGCTCCTCGTTGTCGAGGCGGAGCGCTTCGGTTCTCTCGGCGATGAGTTTCTTTTCGAGGTCGATCTTGTCGATACCGGACAAGTCAACCTGGGGCTCGGGCTTGTTACCGGATGGTTTCCGCGATTTCCGGTTGCGGTACCACTCCGATTCCCGTATGGTTTCGAGGTTGGCGGTTCCGTCGGGATTCAGCTTGAGACTCCCGGTTTTCGCCGCCTTCAGGAGGGCAACGTGACTGACGCCCAAAACCTTTGCAGCCTGACGGATGGACGCCATGGTAACCTCGATTTCAACTCTGTAGCTATAGAA